GCGATTCGTATAGTGGTGTGTTTTTCATTCAGTAAATGTATGCTAAATAATTCTAACCAACAACATATTGTCCATAACTTGGATTGAGTTCGAAATACATTCGCATCATTATCGCGTCGGCAACGTCGGGAGAAATACCTTCGCGGTTCTTGATTACGTCCTTCGGTGTTACTTGCAACTTACCGTCAACGTCAGCGCGGTGTCGCTTAATCATCTCCAGTTCGCGAATGATTTGTTCCTTGCGTGTGTTCGATAAGATAGTGACTTTGTTTTCTTCAACGTATTGAGCTAATTTGTAGTAACATTCGCTTTTGAGATTTTGGTATTGTGGGTGCTTTGGTTTTGATCCGTTGACGAACCCGCGACATTTAAGAAAATCAACCACTCCACCACCAACTCCATCTTCATCACAGACGACATCTTGTAACAAAATTGAGTGTTCTTTTGTTACGACGCGTATCTTGTTCACGACTTCGTCTAACGCTGCGCGATTGAGTTCAATTATATCAATGATAGTTAGACCTTCCCAAACAATTATAATCGTTCTATCCTTCCCGAAACGCGCAATGTCGGCTGTGATGTATTTCTTTCCTTCATTGATTACTTCGTTTCTAAACATTCGAAGAAGATTCTCCGTGTTAAATAGTTTGTCGCTGTCGTCGTCAAACTCCCAGTTGCCTTCGAGCAGACGTTTGCGGTCGTACTCTGGAAGTTTCTGTAAATTCTCTAAATACGTCTGCGAAATGTACGGGTTATCGGTTGGCAATGCTTGGACAAACGCACGGTCATTTCTCAATTCACCTTTCAAATTAGCGTAGTAAAAGTCATTATACAACCAACCCTTTGAAGGGTTACAAGTCATCAATCCCTTCGGTCTATCGTTAATCAATTTGTAACGTACACGCGATTGCAAAATGTCAATACAACGCTTCGAAACTTCCGCTACCTCGTCAACGAAGTAGTCCGTGATTTCAATAGAACCAAATCTTTGAAAGTCGGGGTCTGAAGGCATATCCGCCAAGTCCATAAGTATCGTTTGGCTTCCGTTGTACCACTTAATAACGTGGTCTTGTCCGTTGTATGTGTAGTGAACGTTAGGTTTTAATCCGTGTAAGGTGCAAAGTTCAAAGAAGGTTTGCATTGTTGACAAGCGCAACTTCTTCAATTCAGCACGACCAATTAAACCCTTCGTCCCTGGGTATTTTAGTCTTCGTTTTATCTGCCAATCGCAACCGAGAAAAGACTTTCCACTAAACACACCGCCACCATACAATACCTGCGCAATAGGACTTTCGTAAGAAAGAAGTTCCAAAGCGTGTTTCTGTTTGTCGTGGTAAATTATTTGACGTGGTTCATTCATCTATTCTGATCATTGCGTAAGACTGCTGAATTTGTGCAATTATTTTATCTCCGATTAAGCACCACCAATACGACTCATTGACCGAACCATATTCTTCTATTTTATCACAAATAACAATGTGCGCTTCGCCTGTTAATGGGTGAATGAATTTGTACTTTCTCATTAAAATAATGTTAGTTGATTTTCAACAACAGGACAAAGTTCGTCTTGCAGTATTTGAACAATGCGGTCGTACTTCTTCGCGTCGTTGTTTTGCTTTACTTGATGCAGAAGCAATTCAAGACCAGCGTTGAACGCTTCGTCTTTTGTTTTGTATACGCAGTATTGAGCGTGGTAAATTAAAGGCTGAGACCAACCTTGATCCTGTCCTTTGAAACTAATTGAATAACTCCAATTTCCGTTTTGAACAATGGCTACGTTTACTTGCGCTTCATAACCTTTGATACATTTGTAAGTGTAGAGAATTGGATTCTCGCAAACACCTTGTTCGTTGAATGTAAACTGGCTCATTGCTTCGACAAATAAAGTTTATACAATTCACGCAATCCCTCAAACTGAATTGATTCTTTAACAAGCATACGCTTTCTATCACTCATTCGGTCAACCATTGGTTTATTCAACTTTTGCTCGTTGAACACCGTTGCTCTCGCCTTCGCTTTGCATCTTTGATATTCTTCTTCTGTGAATGTTTCAAGAGTGATACGTTTACTTTCTTCGAGCCACCGCATCATTGATACCCCTCGCAATTCTAACGTCGTGTATTTACCTTGTTTGAAGCTCTGCACGTCTTCGTCCAACATTCGTCTCCAACTGTCGTCGTTCACCGCCATTTCGTTTTCTTTTATTTGTTGTGCTTTTTCTTCTATTGCTTCTGCAATCTCTCTTTGAATTTGTAGATTCGCTTTGTCCCTGTGTGGTTTGTAGTGCGTTAACACGTCGCCTATAAACGATATGCTCAACGCTCCAAAATGCTCACACTTCTTTGTTAGTTCATTCGCTGCGTTTAGTTCGAACGCAAGGTTGAAGTGTTCAAACGTAACCCAACGAAAGTGTTTGCCTATAAACTCGTGTAGCATCTGGAGTAGTTGCGCTTCGGGAAGTGCTATTCCGTACATCGCGCAAACCTTCGAACATAACTTAACGAACGTTGGCAGGTCGTAATCTGCTACAAATGCACTTTCGCGTTCCGCACGATCAACCCTTTGTGTAATGCTGAGCGTCGTTGTAGATGCGTTGCGCAGCGTCTGAATCGAATTTTCCATTTTTGATTTTTGTATTTTGGTTTGTTGTTGCGAATGTACTTAAATCCCACTTACGAACGGCGGCTTTCCAATCTTTCATCGCGTTCCTTCCCACCTTCCAACCGTTCGCCTCGTAGTGAGCGTGGAATTTCTCTGTGAATTTAAGCGCGTCGTCGTTGCTTAATTTCTCGCAAGCGTATTCGTATATTTCGACAACGGTAGGTTTGACGAACGCAGTCTTCTTTTCTTTCGTCGTGACTGGAAGGTTAGCTTGTGGAACGGACAAGCGAATAAGAATATCGTTTATCTTTTGTTCCTGTTCCTTAACCTGCGCTTCGAGAATCTCGATTCTCTTTTTAAGTTGTAGTATTAGCATTATATTTTCTCCTCTCTGATTTCTATTTTGAATAAATCTTTTAGTATCTCAATTTCGTGGTCTTTGAAATTGGTTATTCCGTTTTCGCGTAGGCAGTAATTCGATTGTTCGATTCCTAATTTATACGCAAGGTATTCCTGTTTGTAACCATAGAACAGACGGTAACATTTGATTGATTTGTGAAATGGTATCATTAGTCCCAACCCTCCCCTTTTGCGTCATCGTCTGCGTAATCCCATTCGTCGCAGTCTGGACAAGTTACGATTTCTCCTTCGTCATCAATCAATTCATAAGCCGAATCCCAATCTTCAAGTTGTTGGTCTTGAAGGACAAAGTCTACGCGCTCGGATAAAAGTTCTTTGTCGCAATTTGGACAAAATGTTAAATCTGATTTCATTTCTTTAATTGTTTTTTTAGTTTGATTTCTTTTTGGTGTTCTAAATGCTCCACAAATTTAGTAAAAAATTTCATTGGTTTAGCATAGCCTATGTCATTTAATAAATAACAGATGCGTTCAACGTTCGCTCGGTAGTTCCTGTCGCATTCGATTTGCCAACTTGCCTGCTTCACTCCGTGCATTACTGTCGCGTGGTCTTTACCGTAGTGATCGCCTATGCTCTCAAAACTCTGCATATAACAAGGACGGATAATGAAGAACACTATTTGTCTTGCTGTAACTATCTCGCGCTTTCTCGTAGGTGAATAAAGCAATTGCGAAGGAACACCCAACACGCTGCACGTTACGTCTTCAAGTGCGCTCCAGAACATCTCGCGTTCGTTTTCTAATTCCTGCTGTTGTTTGATTTGTTCGGACGTTAAACGCTCATAGCGTGGAGTTAGCATCAACCAAAGTGTTTCGAAGCGTTCCATATGTCTGAATGGAATCATATCTATTATCTCTTGTCTAATTTGTTCGTTAGTCATTCTCTTCGTTAATTAAGATTGTTGGTGTAAATGTGCTGAATACTTCTTCGCGTGAAAGTCCTGTGTGAAGGCAAATGTTGTTGAAGTCTTTAATTCTCATTCGCTCTGGATGTGCAACGTAAAGACGTGCTGTTGGATCACTGATTCGAAGAACATTTTTGAAGTTGTGCATCGTCTTGAATTGACTTTTGACAAGTCGCCCAAATGGGGTTGAATAGATTTGTTTGTTCATTTTTTCAATAGTGGTTTAATCAACTGCTCTTTCTTCTTGTTTTCTTCGTGGTTCGTTCCGCGTAGTTCTGGATTGTGTTCCTTAACTAAACGTG